CCCAGCAACCAAGGCCCATGATTACTACGTATTGGTCGTGGATGATATGGATGTGCTGTACGAGCTTGCAGATGATGGGCTGAATGTATTGACAGCAACAAGTTGCAACAAAAATGCAAGTTTTACTGTAACGAATCCAACTTCACCACAGCAAAACTCGGCCACGGTATTGAATACAGCGTCAGTTGCGACGACTTCTACATTGAACTTGCGCTTGCAAGGTCTAGTGCAAAAGCCTAACAATGCCTATGGTGTGAATGCTGCATGGCTTGTCATGATTAATCAGCACGAACTGATGGGTAACACAGCTGGCGTTTAATCTGTGCAACTGATAACTAATTAAGGAGTAGTATATGTCAAGTATCGTCAACACAGGCTCGTATCCCAAGGGACTTTGGGAAGGTGTAAAAGCCTGGTGGGATTCTGCGGCAGCTTCCGCGCCGCAGTTCGCTCCATTGATGTTCCGTAAGGAAACGTCCAAAAAGAACTATGAAGAATACGTGCAGTCCATCGGTTTGGGCTTAGCTACTGTTAAGACCGAAGGCCAACCAATCACGTATGATGGTATGCAACAAGGTTTTATCACACGTGGTACGAATATCGCCTATGGCTTGGGAATCATCACCACTCACGAAGAGTTGATGGATAACTTGTATGTGAAGCTCACAAAGAATCGCACCAACAAGTTACGCCGAGCCTTTGCGGAAACAAAAAACATCAATGCGACCAATGTCTTCAATCGCGCCTTCAACTCCAGCTACTTAGGCGGTGACGGTGTGAGTTTGCTGAACGCGGCGCACCCAAACTTCACCGCAGGTACATGGCAGAACAAGTTTGCGGTTGATGCAGCATTATCCCAAGCAGCTATCGAGGACATGCTGATCCTGATGATGCAAGCCAAGGATGATCGTGGTTACATCGAACCACTGATGGGGGATAAGTTGATTGTTCACCCTAATAACTACTTCAATGCAGAGCGGATCCTGAAAACATCGAAGAACGTTGGTACAAACCTGAATGACATCAATCCGATCAATCAGCAAGGATTGCTCACTGGTGGGATCGTCAGCAATCCTTACCTGACAGCGACTGGCCCTTGGTTCATCACTACCAACTGCGAAGATGGTATGATCTGGCAAGAGCGTGAAGCATTGGATATCTGGGAGGATAATGATGCGGATACACGGAACTTCAAGGTCGGCGCCTATGAGCGTTATTTGTTCCTCTGGGCAAACCCACGTGGTTTGTTTGGTTCGAACGCAGCCTAAGTAATTTGGCTGATTGAATGTCCGGCGAGTTACGGGATTGTAACTCGCCGGAGTTACTTCAAAGGAAACTGCTATGCCTTTCAATGGTAAGACTACACGAACCCCAACAGGCTCGACCAATGCTGCCCCGTGGCAGACAATGGCAAACTGTGGGACGCAAGACCCGACTTGGTCTCATGAGTACTTCAATGACTTCAACACCTATCTACCTTCAGACTGGACTGTCACCTTGGTTGGTGCTGGTACATCCGCCCTAACACCTTTCGATGGCGGCGCTCTGCTGTCCACGACAACTGCGGGTATTGCGGATGCCAACTACTACCAACTCGCAGCTGCTGGTTTCAAGATTGGCAGTACGCTCTCGGGTGTTGGTATTCAGCCAAAAGAAACTTTCTTCAAATACTCAGGTGTTTTGAGTGACGTTATTAATGATGTTTTTTATGCTGGTCTTATTGTAACATCAGCCACACCGCTCACCGCGACTGATGGATTGTATGTCACGAAAAACAGTGGGTCAGCCGCACTATTCCTAGTTAGTAAAATTGGCGGAGTCTCCACCACAGTTGCTCTACCAGCTGCATGTATTCCAGTTACTGGTGTGCAATTTGAACTGGGCATTCACGTGGATACTCAGGGCAATGTGGAAGTTTTCTGGAATCCAACCACAGGGGATAATCCCGTGGGCTATGCACAGGCAGTTTTGGGTCAGCCTGTCGGGCGCGTAGCTACTTTGCTACAAACTACTGCTACCTCAGTAGTGACAGCGCAAATCCTGAACCCTTCTTTCGGCCTGCTAAACACTTCGGCTGCTGCACGAACTCTTACAACAGATTACATTGTTGTGGAACGTCACCGATAACCTAAGGGGGCATTATGGCAAATTCACTGCTTACGCAGATTATCCAAGATGGCCCTCGACATGCCACTGTGAAGATCACATCAGTTCAAGATACCAGTGATGTGGCTCAAGTGACTATTGTAGCCCCTGCTAGTTATTTCCCGATCCCTAAAAGCTTTCGGGTGATGCATATTGACTACAGTATCACAGACCAACTCGCTGTACATCTGCTGTGGACAGCTACCACGGACTTGGAAATGGTGCCCCTTGCTGGTAGGGGGCGTATGTCATTTCAGGAGTTTGGGGGGCTGACAGATAATGGTGCAGCTGGTGTGACGGGCGGTATTGACGTGAAAACTACTGGATGGACTTCTGGCACTCAGGTCTTTACTCTCATACTCCGGTTGGAGAAGGTTGGTCCTGATGGCGTTGGTGTCAAGTAACTAAGGAGAACGGAATGGCAACACGTCGAGTTGCTGGGCCCGTGGGGGGTATTGCGAAAGTGCAGTACTCTCCCCGCGTAACCTCAGCACTGCGAAAGATGGGGGAGTTAATGCAGCAGAAAGTGCAGAAACCCACTAAAGGAACTGGCAAAAAAGGACAGTAATGGCAACCAGCGGACTCTATCAGTTTAATATGGTGGGGAATGATTTGATCAGTGCGGCACTGCGCCTCACTGGTCGTTTTGATCCTTATGACACGATACCATCAACAGACATGCTGAATGTGCAGCAAGCTTTGGAAGTGTTGATGAAAGAGCTTGCACTGGAAGGACTGCCATTGTGGAAAGTGACAACTCTGTTAGTGCCTATGGTAGCGGGGCAGGCCACATACAATCTAAGTACAGTATCTAACTCAACTCTCCCACTGCGGGTACTGCAAGCCTTTTTGAGAGATTCTACTGGGAATGATGTAGAACTCACACTGGAGTCACGGTATGATTACAACTTATTAGGGGAAAAGGCTTCTCAAGGAGTTCCGAATCAGTATTACTATGATCCGCAACTTGGGGCTGGCTCTATCACCCTGTATGATGTTCCTGCTGACACAAGTCACACGATGTTTGTCGTTGTGCAGATGCAGGTGATGGATTTGACAAGTGGGCTGAACAATGTGGACTTCCCTCAAGAGGCACTGCGTATGCTCAAATGGTGCTTAGCAGATGAAATCTCGATTGAATATGATACTCCTGCCCCTAAGCGAGCCGAGATTGCTGGGAGAGCACTGATACTTCGGAAAGAGTTCTTCGAAGTGGAGCAGGAGCAAACCAGCGTGTTTTTCACACCATCACAGCGGAGTCGGTGATGCCAACAAGAAAACAACTTCCACTTGTTTGGGGAATTGATACCAGAGACGGTACAATGTCCAAAGATTCCAAGGTAGGGAATATGGTTCTCACGATGACTTCCTCTGGACCGACGCTGCAAAAGCGTCCAGGACTGGATATCTGGTATTCTTATGGGCCTGGGCCGGCACAAGGTGTCTTTTCTTATATTGGTACGCTGTGTTATATCATAGGTGGTATGGTATATCAGGTTGTCTCTACGCGTGGGGCGACACCCCCGACTGGGTCTGCTATCCCAGGCCCCCCAACTACCGGAGTGCTGTACGATGCTCTCCCTGCCTTTGACAATGCTACCACGGCGCCGGCGTTCAAGTCTACTGATGGGGGCTATACCTACAGTGGGGGAGTCGTTACAGTTATCTCATGGTTCCCCGCAGGAACGTGTGCTGGGCTGGCTTTCCTAGATGGGACATATTATGTAATGTCCCGAAGCACAATCTATGCCTCAGCTTATGGGGATTACACAACTTGGCCAGGACTGAACACTGTCAACACGGATGCAGCATATGGCAATGGGGTTGCAATTGCAGCCCATACAGCTTACCTTGTTGTCTTGATGGAGAGCGGTACGCAGTTTTTCTATGATGCTGGGATTAGTCCAGGTGCACCTATTGCACAAGTCTCGAATGGGGCAGTTGGTATTGGGTGTGCCAATGGGCGAAGCGTAGTATCTTTTGAGGATACTTTATACTTCCTCGCTAGGGATATTGATGGTTCTCTCTGTGTAGGGCAATTTACTGCATTAACCTTTCAACGGATCTCTACACCAGCGATTGAGAAGATCCTTGCACAAAGCAATCTTGCAGAGCCTATCCCACGATATGGACTGCCGCTAGCCCCTCCTACAGTACTCGCTTCCTGCGGAGTGGTACTTGGGAAGCCTGTGTATCTCCTTACGTTGCCCTCCTACGGTGTTCTTGGGGGCATTACTTTATGCTATGATATTACTGATAGCCTATGGACGTACTGGACAACCGGTGCTGGATCTTTTCAAGGGGTTTATCTGACCGGAGGGAGTGCGTCTTTCTACAGTACCCTCAACTCCTCCTTCGCAGTAGGTCTGACGAATGGGGCAGTATGCACATTATCCGAAGGTTACTACCAAGACTTTACGGATGTGGCTATTACCTGCTTTATCCGAACTCCCTCTACAGATGAAGGCACCTATGCTGTAAAGTTTGTTGCAGGTGCCTACTTGCACTCTGACACAATTTCAACTACTGTATCAGTTACATACAGCAATGATGATTACCAAACTTTTGCAGTCCCTCGCACTATTGACCTGAGCACGCAGAAAAAGCAGATGGTACGTGGGGGAAGTTATCGGCATCGGAGCTGGGATTTGACTCATACAGATGTAACGGATTTCAGGGTACGTGCACTGGAGATTGAATATACACCAGTTGGGGAGGATAACGAATGAATGAGATTACTGAAGGGCTCCACAATAACTTTCAGAGATTGCTGGCGAAATTAACAGGGTCTGCTGTATTCCCTTCCACAACACCGGAGGAGATTAGACATAAAATCTGCCAAATTGAGCTCTTGATGGGGCAGTCTGAAGGGGCTGGGGAGTTTGTCAATACCGTTGACAGTTACCCACTCCTTCATCGCTATGCTACTGGAATGTATATCCGTCAGATTACGATTCCTGCTGGGCATCTGGTGATTGGGCGCATCCACAAAGAAGCCCATTACAATGTCATCACCAAGGGGATAGTGTCAATCCTCACTGAAGCCAGTGGTTTGGAAGTCCTAGCAGCCCCTGTGAGCATGATCTCCCCTGCTGGTTGCAAGCGACTCCTGTTCACCCATGAAGAGACTGAATGGACTACAACGCACGCAACTTATTTGACTGACCCAGACGAAATAGAACACCAAGTCATTGCACCTTCCTACACTGCCATTGGCTGGCATGATCCGAAGGTTGAATTGAATAACTCGGCGGAGTTACAGCGTAGTAATTCGCCGGAGAAACTGAAAGGGACTTTATCATGACTTTTGGCGCAATCGCAGGAGCTGCTGTAAGTGTCGTCGGGGGAGCACTACTCTCAAGTGGCAGTAGTTCCTCTGCATCAGCCGCAGCCGACCCATTTGCATCACAACGGCCGCAGTACCAAGCGCAACTTCAATCACTAATGGCTAATCCTTCATCAGTAACAAGTACTCCTGGCTATCAGTTCCAACTTCAGCAAGGGTTACAGGCGACGCAGGCAACGAACGCTGCTCGTGGGCTGGGGAGTTCAGGCATGAATGATGCAGCACAGACTCAATATGCCGAAGGCTTAGCCAGCAGCACCTATCAGCAGGATTTCAACAACTTGGCATTGTTGTCAGGCGCAACAACTGGTAGCCCTGCAGCAGCTTCACAAGCAATTACAGCTGGGAATGCGTCTGCAGCGGCTGGGCTTGGGACGATTGCTGGTGGGATTGGGAAGGCAGTTACAGCTTACAATAATCAGCCAGCGGCCACCACGGATACTTCGCTTACCTACGCATAAGGAGAAACACACATGGCAGGGGGATTCTTTGCGCAGGCGCTCTCCAATATTGGTGGGGCGCTTCGGAGTGAACAGCAGTATCAGGAAACTGATCAAGACATACAGCTTAATAACCAAAAGCTGCAGATGAACCAGATGGCAATGCAGCAGCAAAAGCAGAAACAAAAAGCAGAGACTGATGTTGGGAACTTTATGTCATCCCAAGTTGATGCTGATAAAAGCTTAGTGAATAACCCGATTCAGATGGGGCAAATGCAGCAGAAAGCCGCTACGATGGCCTTCAAGGAAGGGAATTTCCAGCTAGGAAAGGAACTGGAAACTGATGCTAAAGTGAGTTACCAAGAAGCCAAAGATCAGGTGACGAGAATGGCTGTGGAGAAAAAGCAAACCCAAGAAGATCTGTCGAAAGAAGCCTATAACTTTGCTGCTGGGGATATGAATGACCCTGCCGCACAGCGAGCGCTTGTGGATAAAGCTCTTGCGGCTGGAGTATCTCCTATGACATTACCAAAACCAGGTGATGTGGTTGGATGGGCTACCTTTGCCCGAAAGTCGCAGACAAGTGCACTGACGGCTGAGCAACATGCGACGCTGATTGAGAAGGCGAATACAGCGAAGCAGGTGGATGATGATCGAAAACAGCGGATTAAGGATCATGAAACTGACCACAGAGATCATGAGCGGGATGTAGCTGCTGCGAGAGAAGCTACTGCTGTACAGCGGGGGCTGCTGGCGGAAGCTACAGCATCTCGGAGAGAGGAGGCAAAACGTAAAACAGACTTCGCTGAAACCGAAGTACTCAATACCAAATTACAGCGGGAAGCTAAGCCCTATGTGGAAGATCTGCACAAGGTTAATACAGTTGAGAGTTTGCTCCACGTGGCAGCTACTTCCCCAAGCGACTCCTCTCGCTCCTTAGCAGATAAACAACTGCACCAAGCACTGACTAATTTGAGCAGTGAATTTCGCACTCGCGCGACAGCAGATTTCTACAAGGATACGAAGAACTTTGGTGATGCCGCAGAGCGCCTGACTGGATTTATTTCACATGGCTTCACAGGTCAGTATAGTGATGAAGAGCGACAAGGCATTTCTAACGTGGTGAAACAACTGAAAGGTTCAACAGAAACTGCTTTACGTGGGCTGGAAGGGCAGCAGAAGCAAAAAGCGAAAGGTTATGGGCTGGATGCGGATCACGTGGAGATTGAAGGGGAATTTAACCGCACAGCGCCGACTTCTACAGCTCCTGCGACAACGAGAGCCACTGCGACCAAAGCTCCAAGCGGAAAATCCCCTGCTGTTGTGGAAGGGACAGTGATCTCCAATGGAAAAGGACAAAAACTTGTGCTTAAAAATAACCAATGGGTACCAGTACCATGAGCGATACCCCTACAATTCCTGAAGGCTTTACGGTTGACGGTGGGAAGCCATCGGCAAAACATACAGCACCGGCTATCCCAGAAGGATTCTCCCTTGAAGCTACTTCGAACACTCCTGCAGTTGGGCAGGAACCTGGCATCGGTATGTATATGGCTGATCAATTCCGCGCGGGTGCTGCTGGAGTTGTCGGCTTGGCTGGCCTTCCTGTTTCTGCTGTAAATCAAGTACTACAGGCTGCCGATATAGGTTACAATAAGCTCACAGGGGCACAAGGCCGGCATGTGAGTTCTGAGCATCCTGTCGGTGGGGTGGAACATATGACTAAGATCGGGGAATCCGCTTTTGCCGTCCAGCATTGGGCACAGCCAAAAGACCCAATATCCGGCGGGTACAGCAAGAGCTCACAATACTTAGGGACACTTGCGAATTTTGCCGGTGCTATGATTGTCCCAGGTGCGGCCACGACAGCAGTAGCTGAACGGAAGCTTGCAACAGCTACTGCGGAAGCCATAGGAACCTTCAATGCAGCTACCTTAAGTGTAGAGGGTAAGGGCTGGGGGAAGAACATGGCACATTACTATGGACTGAATGAGGAACAAGGCGCCGCTATCGGGGAAGCTGTAGGAGGATTACTCAGCACAGGCCCGACAACCTTCGCCAACAAGTACCTTCAGGCATCTAAAGTCGTTGAAAGTACTCTGGCAAAAAATAGTGCTTATGGGTTTTCGGCAGATGCCCAAAAAGCATCCGCAAACAGCTTGCTCCAGAAGGATATTAATAAGTCTATGGAAGCGGCACCACAGAGCGTGGCAAACCTGCAAAGAAGCCTGGAACTTTCGAAGAAAATCCCAGAATGGAAACCTACTCTTGCACAGATGACTGGAGCCCCAGGACTTATTGCTATCCACAAAGAGGTTGCAAATAAGTCAGCTGAGTCTTTAGCGAGAGCCGCGGCAGCTGACATGAGGAATCTGGAAGCTATTACTGCATATAAAGAACGCACATTCCCAAAAGCCAGTGCGGAATCTGGTGTAATTGGTGCAACAGATCCAGCACGTGCGAGATTGTCCGCACAGAAGTCCGTAATGGGTATGGATGCAGAAAAAGCTACAGCGGATCTTCGGAGACTGGGGGCATCATTCCAACGTACAGCTGATAATCAAGTCATTGGGGATCAGTTGCGTGAAAAGTACTGGGAAGCACGAGATACAGCGAAAGGGGCATTGAACTCCCAGTTACAGGGTGTGTATAGACACGCTAAAGCTATTGGCCTTCAAGAAGATGTGTCCGACATTCGGGAAGCTGTAAAGAAGATTGTCAATTCCGATAGGCAGACTTTTCAGAACCTTCCGCCACTGTTTAGTAAGGTACTGAATGAGTTCCCAGAGGGAAAAGCAGGGGAGCTGACGCGGGAAGCGGTGACAAAGGCCGGAGCAACGAAGCCAGTGTATCGGACTACCACATCACAGGGAGTTGAGGGGAAAAGTACAGCTAACTTTGAGGAACTGCACTCGCTGTATAAACAAGCAAATAAAGACTGGGCAGATGCTATAATGGCTGGCGACAGTACCAAAGCCCACTATATGGATATGATAAAACAGCAGCTTCAAGCGAAAGTCTCTAAGTATAGTGACCCGAAGTATGGTCAATTTGCAGATAAGTTCAAAGAGTTCAACTCCAACTATGCTAAGTATGCTCAAGTTTTCAACGAGGGTGCTGGTGGAGCGCTGCGGAAGCGTACTCGGAATGGACTGTCAACGGACAGCGAAGATATAGTGAAAGGTTTCCTGCAGACTGCTGACAAGAAGAAAGGTATTCAGGATTTTTTCAATATCTATGGGACTGATGAGAAGGCTGTAGGATTGCTGGAAGAAGGGATTTTGGACAGTTTCTCTAAGCAAGCTATGCGTACTGGGGAGTTTAACCCGAAAGCGGCTCAGGCATGGATGCACAAACATGGGACTGCTATGGGAGAGTTGCCGGAAATGAAAGCTGCTTTGATGAATACTACGGAAGTCAGCGGAATGCTGGTCAATAGGAGATTACAGGCAGTGAAGCAGCGGCAAGTGTTGGATAGGACAGAGATTGCGAAGATTTCCAAGAGTGCACAACCGGATAAAGTTATTGAGGATGCACTGAGAAATCCGAATAAGATGAAGGGACTGGTGGTTGGGGCTATTACAGAGGATGGGAAGAAAGCTGTTTCTCGGGGACTGGTGGATGCAATTGCTGCACGTCCTGACAGTTATCAGTATCTGTTGGCACACCAAGATACACTCCAACCTATCTTTGAGAAGCTTGGGAAGGGGCACTGGCAGAATGTGAAAGATATTGCAGAAATGGGAGAGATTGCATCCAGGGTGAAGGCTCCGACACAAGTTGAGTTGGCGAAGATGGCGGATCCTGTGGAACAGGCTACTGGGACAAGCGCCAAAGGTCTGTTAAGTCGCTTTATGAACATGAACAGAGCATTGGGGCTGAAGCCTGAGTATGTAGTAGCTGATGTGGGTGGGAGGTACTTCTTCAAGACTCGAAATGAGGAACTGGGGAGGTTGCGGGAAGCGGCTATGTTCGATCCTGAGGTAGGGCAAGTTCTGGCAAAAATCGCAAAGCAGGGAGGGGAGCCTACAAAAGCACAACTGATTGACCTGCAACGAGTGTGCTTTAATGCTGGGGTGGTAGGTACAGTGGAGGCGGTGCAGAGGAAAGGGGAGCGTGAGAGGGAGAGGGCAGTAATAGGATTGCCCACTTCCCCTCAATAGGGTATTTTTACAATTTATGGTAGTATCAACCAACAACAGAAGGAGTTTAGGATGAAAGCAGCTAACTCAGCCGGAGAGAAGCAGACAGCAACTGGAGCGAAGAACATGACAAAACGTAACTCAGATACTATGGGACTGCGTACAATTCAATCTGGTGGTCGCCATTCAGAGAAAGTTGGTGGCGGGCATGGGAAGTTCCAAACAGGGGAACTGAATCAAACGAAGTAAGCTCCCACTGCGAAGATGTTTTGTAGTAACTCCGACGAGTTACTCTATTGTAACTCGTCGGAGAAATCCCCAACCTGACCCAAAAGACCTATTATGCGAATCCTCCTGATTGATGCTAGTTCCAGTTTCCTCGACTTTGCCCTGCGATGTGAGGCTGAAGGTCACGAAGTCCGTGTGTTTATGGGACCACTGAAAGATGGAAGCAAGTCGCCAATCGGTGCGGGGCTGTTGAATGTGGTGAAAGACTGGCGACCTAGTATGAAGTGGGCTGAACTTATCCTGACCTCTGACAATGTAAAGTATATCAGAGAACTCGACGTTTGGCGTGAACGGGGGTTTCCCATATTCGGCCCAAACGTCGAAGGAACCAATTGGGAACTTGAACGTGGCACCGGACAAGGGATTTTTGAAGATCACGGCATCCCTATCATCCCTTCCATCATTTTTAAAAACTATGATGAAGCCATAGCACACTTACAGGCTGATCCATCCAAGCGGTATGTTAGCAAGCCAACTGGGGATGCTGACAAAGCTCTCAGCTATGTAAGCAAGGACTCAAGGGATATGATGTTCATGCTGGAGTACTGGAAAGCCACACAGAAGAAAAAAGTACCATTTTTGTTTCAGGAGTTTGTCCCAGGGATTGAAATGGCCGTGGGGGGCTGGATGGGTCGGGACGGATTCCTGGGGTATTTCCTTGAAAACTTCGAGTTTAAGAAGCTGATGCCAGGGGATTATGGCGTAAATACTGGGGAAATGGGCACAGCAATGAAGTATGTTAAAGCTGCTGACAGCCTCCTCGCGCAGCGAGTCCTCCTCCCACTGGAAGCAGCCCTGATTCGGATTGGGTACACTGGGTATGTGGATGTAGCTGTTATTATTGACAAGAGGGGGAATCCATGGCCGCTGGAGTTCACGTCTCGACCAGGATGGCCACTGTTTCAGATCCAGCAATCCCTTCACCAAGACACAGCAATCTGGATGCGGAATGCTTTGGAAGGTGTGGACACTTTCGCTCCTTATGAAGATGTTGCAGTTGGTGTTGTTGTTGCAATACCTGACTTTCCATATGGCCACCTGACACGTAAAGCTGTGAGTGGTTTTCCAGTTTGGGGGGTCACGAAGAAGAACAGGTATAACTTCCACCCAGCGGAAATGATGCTGGGCACAGCTCCTGAATTGGTGGAGGGAAAACTAACCCCCATTCCGATGTTGGTATCCTGCGGTGACTACGTTTTCATTGTATCAGGAAATGGCGCCGGTGTCAATGAGGCGGCTTGTGCAGCGTACGAGAACTTGGACGAGTTCGTTATCCCAAACAGCCCAATTGTGCGCAATGATATTGGGCAGAGACTGGAGCAGCAATTGCCGGAACTTCAAGCAATGGGCTATGCTACAGCTTGGAAGTGGTGAGGAGGGGGTATGGTACAGAAACTCCCCCCGCTGCCGCCGCACCCACAGAGGGCAGCACAAGATCAGAAGTGGTTCACGCAGGTGCAGCAGCTAACAAACACAGCACTGCAGGGTACGAATGGGTACTATACGGTCTCTCCGGTAACTGGTGGGGTGGTAGTTGTCCCAGGGAACGTGTCATCAGCGCTACTCCGCCCCTCCGGTACACTCGCCTCGTTAACTGTACAGTTGCCATCGGGTGTTTCTGATGGTAGTATGCTCCGTGTGGCGTCAAGTGCAGCTGTGACAGCGCTTACAGTAACATCAACAGGGGGCACGAGTGTGATTGGGGCACCAACAGCACTGGTAGCTAATGTGGGTATTGCGTTCCAGTATATGGCAGTAAATGCTGCGAATGGAATTGCTGTTGGGACGTGGCAGAGATTGTATTAATAACTCCGCCGAATTACCCGTCCGTAACTCGGCGCAATAACTAATAACGAATAGGCGGCTGCTATGAGTGCAGATTTCTTCGCAAATGGTCAGTGGAATTTTTTCTGCGACTTATGTGGGCGGAAGGAAAAGAGTTCCAAAGGAGTGAAAACTTGGGATAATTTCTATGTCTGCCGGAAGCACAAAGAGCAGAGAAACCCACAAGACTTCTTGAAAGGTGTGAAGGATGACCAAACTGTTCCATGGAGCCGACCGGAGCCAGCAGATACATTCGTTGCTCCTCCAGTATGCTCCCCCACAGGTTCTTCGGGCTATGCAGGGAATGCGGTGGCTGGATGTGCTCGGGCAGGGTTTATATATCCGCAGCCGACTGTGTACTTCTAGTCTGCCCTTACATATAACTTGTGCAACGCACACAACTCACGCAGCCTGCAGAGGTGATTTATAATGTCTTCCACAGTTTTCACAGATTATATAACTGTTATTCCGGCATCTTGGCTGAATGATGTAAATAATGTTGTGTATAATGCCTTAGGTATGGGAAGTTTTATCCTCATCCCCAATCCACCAAGTAGTATGCAGCCCTACTACACATCAAATGGCGTAACGCAAATCACCACGGTTAATGCAGTAAATAACTGGATTTTAAACGTGGGGTATTCGTCTGGAGTGTCACTCAATTCGCAACTCGCCATTGGTACGCTAATTGAAATCAATTTCTATGTGACAAATGGCGCAACACCATTTTTTCAGACTGCTTTTCAGATAGACGGTGTGTCGGTAACGCCGCAATGGGATGGTGGTTCCGCGCCAACATCAGGCGATGCAAATAGTGTTGATTTATACGCATACAAAATATTAAAAACTGGGAATGCTGTTTATTCAGTGTTTGGTTCAGTTAAACAATTTCAATAGGGATTATATGCCAGTAAATAATTACGCTACCGACACAGCCTTAGCAGCTTCAAATGGCGCTTCAATGATGGGCTATAACCAAGGCGGAACCGGTGCCGCAACAATACTGCAACAAACTAAGAATAAACAGGTTGTCAGTGTTGCGGATATGGCAGGAGCAGATCCTACTGGGGTTACTTCGAGCACTGCTGCATTTACTTCTGCCGGTTCATTAGCTGCAACAATCGAGGTAAATATTACGGCTGGTATATGGAATCTTGCAACAAGTCCAACACCCACAGGTAATGTAACTTGGATTATTCATAACGGGGCTACTTTCACCGGGGCAGGAGTGCTGCCGAATTCTAATCAGATTAAGTTTGGGCCTTCTCCGCTAACATGGGTGGATACTGTATTATCTGGAGCATATGAATACTTAGAAGCGAATTCATCATTTAATCCACGAGCAAAGGCAGATAATATTTCTAGTTTCTCTGCTGTTAGAAGTTCTACTGGTACTGGATTAGCAGGATCGGCAAATATTGGGTGGGCATCTTTTGCATATAACGACCATGCGACTTCGGGTTATGTGTGGGGTAATTACTCCACACTGCTAAGAGCATCCGGTGTGGGTGGATCAACTATCGGACATGAAATCGATGTGGCAAACCTGGGGGCAACAGTGTACTTATACCCATCTAGCCCATTTACTTCGGGTTTAACTGCCGGTATGTTTTTAGCAGCGGGCGGTGAGTCAACTAATGTACAGAATGTAGGTATTTCATCTGTTGCACTGAATATAGTCTCAAATGATGCAGGTTTGCATCTACCCATTGCTCAGTGGGATAAAGGTATTATCTTTCATAACGAAGCAATATCTGGAGCAAATGGGGCGACAGGAACAGGAACTGCAATAGCTCTTGCAACGGGCCATACAATATCATGGTTTAATAATTCAAATAATCAAGTATGCAATATCTATGCCGTAGCAGGTCTTACAAGTGCCCAAGGCCAGAGCATGATATTTGAATCCGATGGTATCCATTTTACAAATTCCACCGATGGTACCACTCAGTTCCAAATTGAGAACACACCATATTCGGCAAATAACATTGCGATTATTAGTAATGTTACTACAGGCGCACCGACATTAGCTGCTGTGGGTAGCGATACAAATATCAATATTAAAGTCCAGCCTAAAGGTACAGGTGTATTTCAAGTAACATATGGATCAACTGTAGCTACAACACCTTCTAATTTTGTAGCATCAAGAAGATTAGCATTTATGGATGGCAACGGGGTGCTATGGTATATCCCAATCTCAACAACGACATGGTAAAGGAAGTATAAATGAAACGAAATTTAAATGAAATGATTTTGACACTAGATGGTGTCCCGTTCGATGACAACTCGACATTAAAGACAATATGCTTTTCGGCAGTTACAAGCCCGCACAGATCAGATGAAAATAGCACTGTTGAACAAAAAATGAAATTATATTCGTTAGCAATAAAAATCAATACGGGTGGAGTAGTCGATTTTACTGCGGAAGAAATAAGTGTATTAAAAGAGCGTATCGGAAAACTATTTGGTCATGTTATAGTTATTGGACGGGCTTTTGAACTTCTCGAAAAAGACTATATCGAGGTGCAAAATGAGCCATTACCAACTATTGCTTGAATGTATACAAAGCGGTCAATTATCTGCCGAACAAATCAGTTTACATATGAAAGATGAAGTATTTGCAGCGTGGTATAGGAAGGAAATAAGGCAAATAAGGTAACTAATGGATCACTTAAAACACTTAATCGACGCGGCGGCAGTTTTGGCAATTCTTGCTAACATATTCGCCACTCTTCAGGAGCTATAACACTATGTCAACCCCGCAAGAACACGCCACAGCTGCAGGTGCAATTGGGACGGGACTGCTTACCTTCTTCCATATTCTCCCAGAAGTATTAGGTTGCATTCTGTCAGTCTGTGGCATCATTTGGTATGTGATCCAGATCAGGTACGCATATATGGAACGTAAGGAACATAGAACCACACAAGAGCAGAGAGCTGGGAGGGATGTACCATGACACAGACTTATGATGATGCTTTTAACGACCTTCACTTGGAAGAGGGGGGGTACAGCAATGACCCCAACGATCCAGGTGGAGAAACGATGTATGGTATTACGAAACGTGTGGCTGTTGCTCATGGGTATTCAGGTGATCTGCATGATCTGCCATTGGCTGCAGCAAAGGCCATCGCCAAGGGGGCATATTGGGATGTTTTTTCTTGTGACAAACTTCCTTATGCTATTGCCTTTCAGGTTTTTGATACTGCTTACAATGGTGGCCATCCTATACAGTGGTTACAAGAGGCAGTTGGGGCAAAAGTTGATGGGGTTATTGGGGCAGCAACCTTGGGGGCTGTGGCTGGTACTGATGTTTGGAAAGTACTAGCATTGTTTAATGCAAATCGACTGGAATACCTGGCGTCGTTGAAGCAACCAAGTTATGGGGATGGACGGATGAACCGCATTGCAGCAAACTTACGAAAAGGACTGGGGGTTTGATATGGGATTGGATGCAACAGGAGTTGGGGAAGCAGTCACAGGGGTGAAGGATATCCTGGGAATGTTCTTTCCGGATAAGACTGAACAAGAGAAAGATCGAATGGCGCAGGCACTGCAACTCTGGCAAGGGCAACAGGATCTGGCGAAGGCACAGATTGCAGCTAATACGGCAGAAGCCGCTCAACCAGGGATGCACTTTCGGGACGGAGCTGGCTGGGTTTGTGTTGTCGGGCTAGGGGTGACAGTACTGAAGCCACTCATTGAATGGGTGTCAGCAGTTGTAGGGCATGCACTTGTGCTGCCGCCTGTTGATACGAGCACAACTAGCTTGATGCTTACATCATTACTGGGGCTGGGGGGGTTACATGCAGTCCCAGGAATTATAAATTCCGTTAAAGGGAATTAAGGTGCGCAGCCCTTTCGCTGTGCTTGATTGGCTCTTGGGGAAGTTCCACCCAAGGGTCGCTGTGGTGAGCGCAACCGGAACCACAACTGGAACCGCAACTGGAACCATACTACCAACCAAAGAAGGAGTGATCTTGTTACATACCGAAGCGCTTGCACTGCAAGCAAAGTTACATGCCGCTGCACAAGACTTACTGACAAAGGCAGCACAGATTGCAACGACTGTGTCGCAGGTGGTGTCGGAAGGTCGGAGTGCACTGACCGAAGAGGAAGCGAAACTGATAGCATCGTTTGATGCAAAAGCGGCTTGGATTGAGAAGATGAAAGCCGCGTTGGAATCACTGTAAAGGGGAAGGTCTGGAAGGAATAACTCCGGCGAATTACGATGGTGTAATTCGCCGGAGTTATGTTATCAGTACATGAATGGTTTGGGGGGCACCATCAATCGGGTGTCACATTGGTATTGCCGGAAAATTTGAACGTCATCACGGCGGAATCTACCCCATTACCGCACCTATCCACAATCACCCCATGAGGTAGAGCTACTCACAATCCCCACCGGAATCACCAGCGGCTCTGGGTAAGGTATTGCAATATTAGCTTCCTCTACAATCCTCCGCAGTGCCCAATCCCCATGCAAGGAATCAAACTGACCTGCCAAGCTATCATGCACCTGGAGAAGGATTTCTACTTCTTTCAGGTTCCGGTCGATGTTCACGTAGGCGCGGTTTATGAGACAAGCTACTGTGGACTGTGGGATCCATGCAACAGCTTGGTTGAAAATTGTACCTTCGATCTTGTCGAAGAAGTAGTTGCGGTATCCGAAGGCATTCTCAACATAGCGACGGCCAGAGACTTGGCGTTTGATATCATCCTGCCACTTTTTAATTTCTGGGCATAAACCGAAGTACCATTTCTGGATACGCTCCGTTTCTAAGACATTCAGACCAATACGAGGAGCAATCCCATCTGCCGTCCCCAAGTAGTTCGTCCCATGGCACAGGGATTTGAACATCGCATATTCTCGTGGATGTGAGTGCTTCGTCATTGAAGGGTTCCGATAGTATTCCTTCATCACTTCGATATAAGGTTTCCTCCCAGCCTTGAAGTTTTCTTTCATCCATTTGCAGTCGCTTTCCCAAGTCAC